AAGGGGCTTCCGATGACGGACGGGCAGAGTGAATGGATGCGGGAGGTGGACGAGAATCGGCCGATCCCCGACGAGCGGGACCAGATAACCTGTCCCCAGAGGCCTGATCTTCGGTGCAGGGAGCACGGCGGCGTTTGTGACCTGATGCACTCTTTCTACAACCGGCTGTTGAAACTGGAACAGCGAACCGAAGTGCTGGAGAAAATAGATGTTGAATGACGCTCAAGACTTTGTCGGGATTTCAGACGCTTTGGTTATCAGCCTGATTGATGGTGGTTGGGATGTCGTTGATGTGTCTTATGACTACACCACGATTCCCATAACGCCCTGCTATAAAATGGCAAAGCGATTCACCCCGCCTTCAGATACCGACGCACTGAACTGACGGAAACATCCATGGCCAGAGCAATCTCAGCTTGGGTCAGTCCCTGCTGCCGCAATTCGACTGCTCTCTCCGGGTTCACGCCCGCTTTCGTCGCGCCCTTGGGTCGACCTTTGTAAAGACCCTTTTCCTTGGCGACTTTGATGCCGGCAGCCTGACGCTCGCGGCGGGTTTCTTGCTCCATTTCTGCCACGGCGAAGAGGACGGAGGCGATCAGCTTGCCTGCGGTACCGTTGAAGTCGATCTGCTGGGTGACGGAAACGACGCGGATTCCTTTGTCGCACCAGTCGCAGAGTGTTTGGATGCCGTCTTTGAGTGATCGGGAGAGGCGGTCGAGTTTCCAGACGACGACGGTTTTCACGAGTCCGTTGAAAATGGCCTTCTGCAACTGCTCGAATAGAGGGCGGTCAAGCGTGTCACCCGACTCTTTGTCGATGAACCATCGGACGTTTCTTCGGTCGACGGAGTTTCCATTCAACCATTTCTCGATTTCCCGTCGCTGGCCTTCCTCGTTTTGGCCTACGGTGCTTACGCGGACGTAGATGGCGGTTGCCATGCCTGGGCTCCTCGGGGTTGAAGTGCGTCACTGCCACTATCTTAGACACCGAATCGCAAACCGTCAAGTAGCGTGTGCTCTTTTTGCCCGAAAACGGTCCAGTTGACCCCTTATCGCGGTGTGACTCCGGTGTAAGGCATTTGTTTGTTCGCGAACGTTCGCGGCAGGTGAAACAGACTTGCGTTTGCGGGGCCATGCTGGTATGGTAGGGAGATGACAGACAAAATCAACGAGGAGAAATGTTGACATGAGATTGCCCCTATCAAACCAGAGCAGAGTGCGAATTGCACAACTGATTGAGCGTCATTCCGACGACCCGGCGCGGCTGTTTGAAGAAGTTGTTGGTGAGATACGGTCTTCGTGTGGAATGCCTCCGTCGTGCATGGAGTCGATTGCCGAAGACTGCGAGTTGCTGGCGCAGGCGATTGAAGACGAAGCAAATAGACTGGAACTTGCGAACAATTAGGTGCTAGTGGCATGATGCGCCGAATCGAAGTAACTCCTGGTGACGAATATGGCGACCTGACGGTGATCCGCGAACTGGAATCGTCGGGCAAGCGCCGTTTTCTCTGCGAGTGTGCCTGCGGCCAGGAAGTGACGGTGCGGCTCGATCATCTTCGTAGCGGCCATTCTTCTAGTTGCGGGCGGTGCGGGATTGAGCACAAGGGCAAGCGGAAGACACTACGGGCCTGGGCGGAGGAGTACGGGATAAAGGAATCGACCCTGAGAGCACGGTTGAAGGTGATGGAACTAGCAGAGGCACTGGAGAGGGGAAATGGCTGAACTGCAAGTGCGTCTGATTGCGGACAACGGCTACTTGTTGGTGTACGTAGACAGGATGCAGGGCAAGGTGATGCAGCAGTTGAATTCCGACGGTGTTTGGGAGGAGTCCGAGAAAACTCGCATGGCCGGGCGGATGGATGTAATGGGTGATCTTCAAGGGAATACGTACCTGCGAGTAGCGAAGGAGGAGTAAGGCGAGGTGGTCAATCTTGACAAAAGAGGGGATCTGTCAGACAATTCTGGCATGTCCCCTCTTTATTATGACCTTGTGCCGAAAGAACCAATCGCTAATCTCCGCTGGCGAATCCGCTGCCGCGAGCGGGCGCTGGAAGACACCCGGTTTCGCGATGCTCTGTACCAGGCGTGCATGGATGATGTGCTTTTCTTTTGCGCGTTCGCACTGTGGTGTTATGAACCCCGCGCCCGCATCAAGCGGAAGCCTTTTTGCTTGTGGCCCCATCAGGAGCCAGTGATTCTGGCGATGGATGAAACGATCACGGAGGCGATGCAGACAGAACAGCCGGTTTCTCTCACACTGAAGAAATCGCGTGCTCAAGGTGGAACGGTCGCATATCTTGCTGTTACGATTCACCGTGCTTTGAAGGAACCGGGGTTTAAGATCGGACTGGTCACGCGAAACGAACAGCTTGTAGACAGTCGCGTGGACAATTCGGCCGTGATGTTCAAAGTGGCATGGATGCTGGACCAGCTTCCCGTGTGGATGCTGCCAGACGGTTACGAGCGGAGCATGACGGAGCATGTCATTCGCCTACCGAATAGTTCGGGCTGGAGCGGCTACGCAGCGACGAGTGATGTAGCCCGTGGCGGAAGAACGTCGATTTTCTGCTTTGATGAGCCAGGAAGCGAGGAGTTCATCGCGGCGAATCGCGATTACAAGGTGCTCTCCAGTGTGAGCCATGTGGCCAACTGCGTCTTTCTTGTGTCGACCTTCGGCGTGGATTCGGGCGTTTTCTACGAAGCGGCAACAGATCCCGACAACCAGCGAGTGTATACGCTCGACTGGAAGGATAACCCAGCCCATTCTCGGTTGGCCTACACCGTGAATGATGGGGTAGCTAAGGCGCTGCGCCCCGAGGAACAGGAAGCGGTCGAGGAGTATATCGCTACGCACCAACGGGAATTGAAGTCCATTGCCCGTCGTGGGCACAAGACCGAAAACAAAGTCCAGAGCCCGTGGTACAACGCTCACAGGCTTCTTCCAGGCGCCACACCGCGTTACATAGCCCGTGAACTCGACATGGACCCGAAAGGGAGCGTTGGAAAATGCTTCCCCCCCGACCTGCTCGATCGCATGAAACGCGAGCACTGCAAGCCCCCCGTTTGGCAGGGGCAGCCGGTATTCGATTCGGAAACTCTGGCTGTCACGGGGCTTATTCCCAGGGATGACGGCCCGCTGAAGTTGTGGTTCAAGCCTGGAATCGACAACATGCCCCCGCTGGGGCCGTTCACCGCAGGCTGTGACATCGCCTCGGGCGGGGTGGGGGCCTATTCGTCGAACTCGGTCATGTCGGCCCTGGACGACCGGACGGGCGAGCAGGTGCTCGAATACGCCATCAAGGGGCTGGAGCCTCGCCCATTCGCCCGCAGAGTGGTCGGGCTGTGCTTGTGGCTGCGAAATGCCCTGTTAGGATGGGAAGATTCCGGGGTTTCCGGGGGGTTTGCCGAGGAAGTGGGCAAGGTGTTGTACTACGGCAACGTCTTCTTCCGTGACGTGCTCCAGTATGGTTCCCAGAAGCAAAGCCGCAAGGCCGGCTGGCCGTGCCGAGATCCCGACAAGGCCGATATGTTCGAGAAACTTGCCTTGGCAATGGAGATGGGCAAGTACACCCCCCGGTCGGAGGAAATGATTACAGAATGCGGGGAATACGAGTGGGACGGGGACAAGATCATCCATGCGCCCACCAAGAATAAGGGTGCAACCCAGAAAAATCATGGCGACCGTGCCATATCAGCGGGCGGTACGTGGCTAGTCTATTCGAGGGATAATGCAGGGGAAAAGGTTGACACAAGCGAGGAAAACGGCACAATACCGGAGTATGGGAGCTTTAAGTGGAGGGAGGAGCAGGAGCGGAGACAGGCCCAGGTAGGTAGCCCTCGGTTTGGGATTCGGGATGTGATTGGGTACTGAAATTGACGCAGCGTGGGGGAGTCTAGCCGTCCCCGCCGGGCTCATATCCCGGGGATCGCAGGTGCGAATCCTGCCGCTGCCACTTGGCAACTGGGGAGCAGCGCTGACATTGGTCGTGCACGGCCGATAGCCCAGTTGCCGCCAAACTCGGAGCTAGGGCCCGATTGATGATCGCGCAGCCAAACCAAGAGAACGCGGACTTCATGGTCGCCATTCGTGAGGCGTACAAGAGACTGGATCCGTGGAGGGCAGAACGCGACCGACAGTTCAAGCGGTACTGTGAAGAAGTGATTCTCGCAATCTATGGTGATTCGGAGGTAGAACCCGATGATGCTGGCCGAAGAGAAAAAGACAGTTTATTCGTCAGAAGCACTCTATAGCCACATGGTAAATGGCTGGGAAGTTATTTCGGCAGATGTGCCAAAAAGGGTGTGGGAGTTGATTCGACCGCGTTTAGTAAATTCGGAGGTAGAACCCGATGGAAGAGAAGCTCAACAAGGCGATTGAGGTTGCGAAGGCACGCATCCCCGCCTTGACGGTCCCGAGCGATATGCAGAAGGCTGCCCAGGCAGTTCTGAACTTGACGCAGGCGAAGGCACACTACAAGGCGATAGAAAAATCAACGAAGGGGTTGGACAAGGAGCTTGAGTTTGTGCTGGGAAGGGTTCGTTCCAACTTAGGGGCGACCGAGATGCAACAGGTCACGCAAGCGGCGATGCACCTGATGGCCGCGAAGTCCCAGCACGAGGCCATGGTTCAACCAGCGAAAGAACCGCCGAAACGCGGACCGGGAAGACCCAAGAAGGACAAATCGGAGGTAAGACCCGATGAGCAAAATGAAAACACATAGGGGGTAACGCTGAGCGTTACTCTTTAGGCACAGGCGGTTAGCTACCGTTGAGATGCCTAATCATCGCAGCCTATTAGGGGGTCGCGCGAAGCGGCCCCCTCTTTTTTTGGTACTGCGATGATCGACCTTGCCAATCCCGAAAAGCGCGGCCGACTGCTGAAGGCCATTAAGAATTCGCGCGAGGCGCTCGAAAAGCATCGTCGCGTGCGAAAACTGATGGTCGAGCACTACTGCGGTTCGTGGTACGATACCACCACGCCGCAGGATGACGGCAAGATTCTGGTCAACTTGATGAACCAGACGGCCCGCATCTACACGGTCGCTCTGGCTGCGAACAACCCGCAAGTTCTGGTCTCGACCCCGCGAACGGAAACGCTGCCGTTTGCGAGACGGTTCGAGGTCAATCTGAACAAGCTCATCAGCGATATGTGCCTGGACAAGACGTTCAGGTCAATCGTTCTGGATGCGTTTTTCTGTCTCGGGTGTGGCGTAGTGATGATGCGTGACACCGACACTCGCTTCCACGGGTTGCTGGAATCCGAGGAAGACGTGTGGCTCGATCCGGGGGAACCGTGGTTGAACCGGGTTTCACTGGACGACCTGATCGTGGACATGCCCGCCAAGGAATTGAGCAAGATGCGGTATTGCGGACACCGCTACCGGGCGGATTACGAAAAGGTCATGGATGAACCGGGCTACAACAAGAAGGTCAAGGACAAGCTCACACCGACCAGTCGAGAAGCACACGATGGTGCGGGTGCCGCACGGGAAATCGGGACTGGCTCAGCCGAAGACGACGATCTAAAGGAAATGGTCTGGCTTCAAGACGTGTGGATCGCGGAAAACAATTCAATTGCCACAATGCCGTGTTACGCTGACGACCTGGAGCCGCTGATCGAAAGAGACTGGACAGGGTCTCAAGCCGGACCGTACAAGTTTCTGTCCTTGGGAGACGTGCCGGATCGCATCATCCCCGCACCACCTGCCATCAACCTGTTCGGAATGCACCTTCAGCAGAACCGGCTTCACGTTCGGCTGGAGGCGGATTCGGACGCGCATCGTGTCACGAACGTCTACCCTCCCGGCATGGAAGACGATGCCGATAGGCTACGCAAGGCGGAGCGCAACGGATGGTATCGAGCCAAAAGCCCCGAGCAGATCAAGCAATTCGAGACGGGCGGCATCGACCAGCGGGACATGGCGATGTCGCAATTCATTCAGGAGGAATTCGACCGATTCGGCGGCAACCTTCAAGCGATGGGCGGGCTTGGGGCGCAGGCCGCTACGCTGGGTCAGGAGGAGTTGATCCACGGGGAGTTGTCTCGCAACGTGGCTGATATGCGGATGGGGGTGGTTTCCTTTGCTTCGGACAGCATCTTGGATCTTGGAAACCTGATGTGGGAGGACCAGACTCTTGAACTTCAGTCGTCGATGCCGGTTGGAAATAGCGGAATCGAAGTCCGCAGCGACTGGACGCCGGACTATCGCATGGGTGCGTTTGAGGACTACGAGTTTCGCGTTGAACCGTACTCGATGGTCTTCAAGACACCCGAGCAAAAACTTCAGGAGATGTACCAGTTCGTTCGCGAACTGGCACCCATCTGGCCTATGTTCCAAGCGTCAGGGGCGTCGTTCGACGCCGAGGCGTTCGTTGATGAAGTTGCCCGACTGAAGAATCGGCCTGAATTCAGGCGGCTTATCACTTTTGCCAATCCAGCCGCGATGTTGGGTGGAGATCAAAACACGATTCGGCAGTCGCCGCATACGACGCGAGAGACGGTGCGCAAGAGCATTGGAACAGGCGGGACGAAGGAAGCCAGAAGTAACGCGATGATTCAGTCTCTTATGGGAGGCAAGCCACAAATCAATGGTCAGCAAAGGGCCATGATGGGGAGGCCACCAGCGTGAGCGATACGCCCGAACACATGCCCGACGAAATACAGATGCTGACGCAGCCGTTGATGACGGAAGAAGGGTTTCTCAATGAAGCCTGCATGAATGAACTAGCTGCTGCGATAAACAACATGCCGGAGTCATACGAGCGACTTGCGGACAAGCCTGAGTGGAGCATTCCGGCGTGGGTTAGCGTGAACGAGATTGTCGGCTTACTCGCCAACTGGGCTATTCGGCAAGCAGTTGGCGTACCTCCAAAACTCGTTGACGTTGTCGGGTTTGTTCATGCGGCCATTGACCTTGACGAACGATTCACAAGTTGGGGAGACGATATTGGAAAGTTCGCCCAACTGTCGTTATGTGATGTCAACCGCTTGCTGTGGGAAATCCTCGGCGACTTGCAGCCATTCAATGACTGGAATGATGCCAACATTATGGGCGACATGGGATTGCAGTGGATTGACCTGAGTGCCGTGCTTCACAACGTCTGCATCAGCCTGCGTAACCAGAGACGGCACGATGCGGCGTTTGATGCCGAATTTGAGAAGGAGCACGGCTCGTGAGGAAACACAAACTCAGACTGAACGGCAAGGAAGTCTCCGCCGCCGAGTTCCATCAGGGCGGGGCAGTCGGCGGGGGAGGCATCCCGATGGGCACGATGGCCTACAACACGGCCAAGCCGCTTGTGTCCGAGGGTGTGGGGTGTATGAAAGCGCAAGTTCCCGAAATGAGGGAAGCGATTCGCGAACACGGCATCGTCGGCGCACAGGTAAGAGACAGCGGACAAATCGAATTCACCAGTCGCAGGGCGAGAAAAGAGACGCTTCGCATGAGGGGGCTGTTAGACAATGACGGCTGCTATGGCGACTAAGACGAAACACGAGTTTACTAACTCTACGG